TCTAGTAAGGTAGAGTGGGAAGGAAAGAAGTGTCTTTCTGTAGGTGATATGGCAAGTAATCATAAGATTTCAGATGGATCTGAAGATGTGGTTGTCGGGTCTTGACAAGTCTTACCGAATGTTTTACAATATACATACATTATTTTTGAATTATGGCAAAAGCAAAATCTGGAGTGTGGGGAACTAGCAGTTATGTTGCTGCCCAACCGAAGAAATCGCGACAGGGGCGTAGTCAACACACGAAGTTGAGTGCCACCTCGCGTAACTCTGCGAGAAAGAAGTATAGAGGACAAGGAAATTGAGTTACGAGAACTTGGACAATGAGGCCCTCTGGAAAGAAGTGGGCAGTATGTTAGAGACTCTTTCCGCAAGGGAGGGTCTTATCTACAAGGTGATGGTTCCTAGACACTCTGCTCATGAGATGTGTGAGGATATCTATCAACAATTCATGGCACAGAAGAAAGATTTCTGTCCAAAGTGTCACGCACCTTTAGATTGACGCACGCTCCGAGCACCGAAAACGCCGATCATGTATCAAGCATTACCCAGTAGACTCCATATTAAAGATAGTCCAATAGCAGGACAAGGTATATTCGCACGCGAGGATATACCTGCTGGTATGGTATTGGGTATGTCTCATCTTATTGTGGACGAAGTGATCTATAGAACACCTCTGGGTGGGTTCATAAACCACTCAGAGGATCCTAACTGTGTGAAGTGGTTAGAAGATGACAAATACTTCGTAAAGACAATTAAGCCCATCCACAAGGGCGATGAATTATTTTTGAAATATACATTCTATTCAGTTACAGTGGATAAATAGAAATAGCTTTGCTGTGTCTAAATGCCCACGTTCCAAACGTTTAAAGATTTAAGCGTTACATTTAAGAAGCATCCTGTAACCGATGATGTAATCACGGTGAAGGATAAGGCTGCGATTACTCAATCAATCAAGAACCTGCTTCTTACTAGGAAAGGTGAGCGTCTATTCCAACCCCAACTAGGATCTAATCTCCAGAAGTCATTATTTGAACCATTAGATTATGGTACTGCTGGTATGATTAAGTCTCAAGTTAAGGAAACCATTAAAAGATGGGAACCACGAGTAATTGTAGAGGATGTTCGATGCGAACCAGACTTCAATACTAATGGATATGAGGTAGAACTTTTCTATAGAATTATAGGACGAGAAGATAGACAACAACAGGCAGGTTTCTTCTTAGAACGTACTCGATAAATGCCTTATACTCAAGTTGCTAATTTAGATTTTGAGCAGATCAAAACTACGCTGAAGGACTATTTAAAGTCGCAGTCGGATTTTACTGACTATGATTTTGAAGGTTCTGCTATATCTAACTTAATAGACGTACTTGCTTATAATACGTACTATACTGCGTTCAACACAAACATGGTAGTCAATGAATTGTTCATTGATTCCGCGTCTCTGAGAGACAATGTAGTATCAATTGCGAAGCAGTTAGGATATACACCTAAGTCAAAAACATCTCCTACTGCATATATTGACTTTACAGTTGACTATAGCAATCCTACTACCGATACAGAACTAAACTTAAGAGGTGGAACTGGGTTTTTTACTACCTATGATAACAATGTTTATCAATATGTTGTGGAAAAAGGTGTAAAAGCAGCAGTTGCAAACAATCAGGCCGTCTTCACTAACGTTCCTTTAAGAGAAGGAACCCAAGTATCACAGACATTTACTGTTCAGACAGCACAAAAATCACAAAAATTCATTTTAAACAACCCAGATATTGATACAAATACAATATCAGTCCAAGTTTATCCTACTGGAGGGTCATTTAATGAGCCATATTTGAAGGCAGACAATATTTTAGGTGTAGATAGCACATCAAAAGTCTTCTTTTTAGAAGAAATTGCTGATGATAGATATGAATTGATATTTGGAGATGGTGTTTTAGGTAAAAAATTAGAAAATAATGCTCAAATTCGTGTAACTTACATCACAACATCTGGTTCTGAGTCCAATGGAGTCAAATCTTTTGTGTTTAATGGTGTTTTAGTTAATGGAAGTGGTCTTACTCCTAATTCATATAACGTAACAATCAACAATTCTGTTCCTGCTGCTGGTGGAGAAGAGCAAGAAACCACAGAAAAGATCAAATTTAATGCACCTAAGACGTTTGGTACTCAAGATCGTGCTGTAACTGCTGAAGATTATGGTGCAATCGTAAGAAATATCTATCCTGCTACTAGCGATATCATAATTTTTGGTGGAGAAGACCAAGATCCACCTGATTATGGTAAAGTTTTTGTTGTTTTAAAGCCAACTGATGCTTCATATTTGACATCTTTGACTAAAAATCAGATTGTTGAGGAGTTAAAGAAGTATGTTGTTGCTTCTGTTGAGCCAGTTATCGTTGATCCTGCTGTTTTACATGTAGAATTGACCAGTGAGATCTATTATAGTGGGTCAAAAACAGATTCTCCTCCTGCTGAAATACGAGATGTGGCCATTGGTGCAGTAAAAACATATACTAATACTAGTGGTACAGAGAAATTTAAGGGTAAATTTAGATATAGTAAGTTTACTGCTGTAATTGATGAGGCAGATCCGAGTATTAATTCTAATTTAACATCAATTACTATGAGGAGAGACTTCTATCCTCAATTAAATTCTACTTTCTTCTATGAAGTTTGTTATCAGAATGCATTTGATAAGGATTGTGATAGTCCTGTTCTCTCATCAACAGGATTTAGAGTAACAGAATATCCTACTTTTGATGTCTACTTAGAAGACAGAGATGAGAAGATTGTCCTATATAGAATAGATTCCTCAACTGGTGAGAAGGTTGTCCTGGACAAGGAAGTTGGTGATATTGATTATGTCAAAGGTGAACTAAAGTTATACGACTTAACTATTATTAAAGGTAGTTTCTTCGACAATCGTATTTCACTTAGAGTGAAACCACTATCTAATGATGTCAAGGCACTTCGAGAGATGTATCTTGATGTTGACATTGCAAATTCCAGCTTCGTTGCGTATAAAGAGTAATGGCAGTAAAGACTAAAAGAATTAGCACTCTTATTGAGTCGCAACTACCTGAGTTTATAGTATCTGAATACCCACTTTTCCACAAGTTTGTTCAGAAATACTATGAAGGTCAGGAAGTTCAGGGTGGCCCCTTAGATATTGCCAGCAATTTACAAACTTATTCCAACATTGATTATTATGAGCAAAATATTCTTAGACAGTTTGATAGCTTGGATGCTTATATTTCTGCTAATGCTGATACAATTGTACTACAAGATGCGTCGAGTTTTCCACAGGCAAATGGTTACGTAAGAATTGGTGATGAAATTATATTCTATGGTACACGTACTGATACCGAGCTGAGAGAGTGTGTAAGAGGAGTTAGTGGAAATACTACCCTTGGTGACCTATACAATACTTCAACCTATTCTAGCACCACTGCTGCACCTCATAACTCAGGTGAGACAGTATATAATGTAAGTAATCTATTTCTATATGCCTTAGTTAGAAATTTTGAGAGTCAGTATCTAGGTTCTTTCCCTGAGAAGTATCTTAAAGGTGAAGTTGATAAGAGAACACTGATTAAGAATATCAGTAAATTCTATAAGGCCAAAGGAACCAATAGTTCTATTGAATTTGTTTTCAATACTCTGGTTAATAATGATACAAAACCAGAGGTATACAAACCAAGAGATTACACATATAAAGTATCTAATGCTGATTGGATCAGTGTTTATGCTCTTAAATGTAAAGTTATATCAGGAGATCCTAAGTTATTAATTGGTAAGAAGATAGTACAGTCTGTTACTGATGAATATGGGTATGCTGATGCTACTGTAGATAATGTTTATCCAGATAATACTGCTGATGGAGAGTCAATATGGAATATTGTACTTGCTCCTGAGACAGTTAATGGATTCTTTGCAGTCTCAACTAAGACTCGTTTAGAGAGAAATCTTCCTAGTACAGATGGTGTAGGAAAGAGAATAGATGTTTTCTCTACTATTGGATGGGAACCAACTGGTGAGATTCTTATTGCTGATGAGAAAATAAAATTTGATAATAAGACTGCTACACAGTTTATAATTGAAAAGAGAGGTAGTGTACCTACTACACATGCATCTGGTACTTCAGTTTATAAACCAGTAATCATTGAAGGTACTAATGCATCTTTATTGACTCTAGGTGTAGTATATAATCTCTCTCCACAAGATTCACACCCACACTCTGCTGTAGGAGACCAGATACAGGTCTCTAACCCAGGATTCGAGACAACTGATCCTAAAATTGTTAAGACTGGTACAAACCAGCCTAGGTGGGTATTAGGACAGGTAGGTAATTCTGTAGATGCACCAACAAATACCAATGTAGAGACTGCTTTAGATCAAGTATCTACTGATGTATCCGCATTATTTGAAGATGAGCAATATTATTATGTTTCAAGTTCTGGTTTTCCATCATATAAGATATTAGATGGTCCTACTATAAGTGAACCAGTACAAGATCAGAAGTTGCTTCGTATTATTAGGAAACAAGCAACTAGAACAACAGAAGTTTACCCAACTCCAAAACGTGATATTGGAGTCCTTCTAAACGGTGTCCTGGCCTACGGTTTCAAGGATGAAGAAAGCATACGTTACGGTAAACTAGAAGAAATTAAAGTTAACACTCAAGGAAGGGGATATGCTAGTCCACCATATGTTCTTGTAGATGGTGTTAGAGATAAGGCAAGAGCAGTCCTTTCTGGAAATGTAGTTGAAAGTATTATTGTAGACACAACTGATACATTCCCAACCACACCAGAGATATTAATTACCTCTGGTAGAAGAGCAGAAGTTCGTGCTATCGTTACTGGTGCTAAAGTAACCAGTCTTGTTATTGATAATGCTGGTGAATACTATTCTTCTCCACCAACTGTTAGAATTAGAGATAATGCTGGTAGAGGAAGGTTCGCTGAATACAAAGCTCTTCTTACAGATGGTAAGATAACAGATTTTGAAAAGATTGATGAGGGTAATTTCTATAATCAAAATACAGTTGTTGTAGATATTATACCTGTTGGTGAAGGTGCTACTGGTATTCCTTTATTGAAAGAGTGGAATAAGAATAGGTTTACTAAACTTTCCTTAGATACTGATAATGGTTATGTTTTCCAAAACTTCAATAATGTTCTTGATTATGGATATGCTCATGTAGGTAACCCCAAATCACTTAGGGTGGCCTTAAATGACAACTTAAATGGTGCAGGTACTGAACCAGCAACTAAGACACACTCACCTATCATAGGTTTTGCTTATGATGGTAACCCCATATATGGTGCATTTGGATATGAAGATCCACTAGATGCAACATCATCTATTATTAGGATGGCTTCTAGTTATTCTATAGTTGGTCAACGTACTGCTGGACCTGATGAGGGACAATGGCCTCTAGGATCATTCACTAATGATTTTGTCTACAATCATAAAAGTGGAACTCTAGATCAAAACAATGGAAGATTTTGTATTACCCCAGACTTTCCAGAAGGAACTTATGCTTATTTCCTTACTATTGATAGCAATCAAATACCGCAATATCCATATATCATAGGTGAGAACTTCTATTCATTACCAGTAGATAGTAATTACAACTCTGATATCACTCAGGATGATATTCCTAAAGATGCTAAGAGACTTTATACTGCTGGTATGCCTAGAAATGGCGAAGGAGTTATTGCTACAATATCAGAAGTTAAATCTGGAACAGTAGATTCTATCTCTGTAGATAGATCATCTGCTAACTTCTCAGTTAATTCACAAGTTTATTTCGATAATAGAGGAACAGAAGGATCAGAAGCAGAATCTATAGTATCCTCTGTTAAAGGTAAAGATGTTAGTTATCTACAATCTAAGGAAAATAAGGTTGTTAAATTAACAACAATTCAGACTGCATATTTGTTTGCTAATGATACATTAAGACAACCATCTTCTAGTGCTTATGGTGAGATAGTAGGAAATGTTGCAAGCGATAATGTTATCGTTCTTAAGAATGTTAATGGAACATTTGATACTACAGGAACATTCTCTGCTGATATTAAGACCTTCTCTTTAATAATTGATCAAGACAGTTCTTATACAGAAGGTGCTATTCTAAGTCTAACTGATGGTGTAAATGCACCTATTGCTACTGCTGAAGTATTAGAAGGAACTAATAATCAAAATACTGTTAAGATTAAAGTTCTTACAGGAACATGGATTGTTGATGATACTTATTTCTTACAATCTTCTAATCTCTTTAATACTTCTGGATCTGGAATTATTACTTTAACTTCTTTAAGTGATAACTTAGAACCATTTATTGTTAATCAGAGTGTTGCATTAGTAGAAACAACTTCTAATCATGGACTTGGTATTAATGATGAGGTAACAATTGATATTATTCCTGATGATATTAGTAAAACTAAGACTTGGTACATAAGAAAGCGTTTGTATCAAAATGTTACATTTTTATCGAGGTCATTTAAATCAACGAT